ATCATAAGATCTTTTCTGCTGAAGAGCAGAAAGTCTTATGACTAGCAGTGCATCTTAAAGAAATGCCTCAGGCGTCCATTAGCTTTTTATAAGCTCATGAACGATCCGAGGGATCTTTAGAATGTACTAGAATTCATAGGGCGGATAGACTATACGTAATTGTCGGAACATTTCTGTTCCCTCAATGTGCGTAAATGTCTTTAAATTGTATCATCAACCCCGGTATGCTGATCGGGTCACATCAATCATACCCTCTCTCATAAGCCGTTAGAAAGATACTTCACGATGATGAAACATCACGTGAACTATCTACTAATGCACTTATGGGGAAGGCGGTCATTTCAACGCCGGGCATGAAAAAATCTTTTGGCAAACTCAAACGTATCGAAAGATACGAGTGACTTGTCTTGAGAAATTTTCACCCCGGAGTTTCGTTGTCATGATCGTTTCGTAGATTAATGCAACCTCTTCATGCGCGATGACAATGTCATCACCTTAAAAGCATATATCGGTTATACGGCAGGCGGAAGCCTGCTTGTTTAGCCGACATTTGCACAATCAGGTGATGGCAGAGTGAGAAGATACCTCAACTACTATAGGCTCCCATTGGTTGACCTCGCGTTGTAGTTTACTACTTCGCCAGATCAACTAGTGGTAAATCCTCTAGCTGTTAAGATTCTTCTTCACGCGTCTGCTTTTATTCTTCCGAAAAGCTTGGTACAGTAAACGGTGTTGGATTTCCATTGGAAATCTATCCGTTGCTGCACTAAGGTCGAAAGAGTAAAAGACTTTGCCCATAAGCGAGTGAAGTAACTTTCCTTGGTTAAAGGTACAATCAGCCTTTCTTTTACGTAATTGAGCGAAAGCTCAATCATGTAAAGGTTTAAGTGCTGATTGCGATCAATAATCAAGGATCGCTATTACACGCGCCTTAGCTTCAGGAGATTTTACTACTGTCAGTTTACGAAGCACACCCTTATTAGAGGTGTGTTTATCGTATCCTGCTAGTTTTAAGATCTTCTGTTGCTCGTCTATGGTACCAAGCAAGCCAGTGAGTACCTTCTCTAATTTAGGACCTTCCTAATGTTATGATGTCTTTTTTAAGATCATCATCCATTAGTAAAAGGTCTTCAATTGAGGAAGATACTGCCGGCCCATTGGGTCCCATACTTGTGGACAAATGTGGTAACTGTCATTCTGAGATATCGGAATCGATGCCTAAAGAACGTCATGATGTGTTAAGGAAGTCCCCTGAATTCTTCTAAGAATTCGGGGTCTATACTCGACACATTTGTGATGTCCTCTAAGTTCGGTTTCTTTAAACCAGGTAAGATATACGATAACTGTAAAACAGTTAGCGTACTTCTTATAACTCCTTGCGTCTTTACGACGGATTCCGTGTATTACATACGGCCCAAAAGGCCTTAGGTAATCCATCGAACGTCGTCGGGATGTAAGGGTTTTTGATAGCTATCGGTCTACCTCGAAACATGTCTATATAACATAACTCGCATTAACTTAATGCGAGATATGGTATCTAAACATCCTTCGAGTTTTAGATCATTTCTCAATATTACTAATTAATATTGAAAGGTTCTCTATTACTTTTGGAGATTTCTCCTTAAGGATTAGCTGAATCACTAGTTTAAGTGCTAGTGTCACTGATTTATGAATGATTGTATTATTTGCAATCTTTTGTAAATTGGTGAATTTCTTTATTAGTCTTGTCCCTAACTTTCGGTA